CGCATCTAATCGTATATCCCAAGAACCACACAGCGTGGCCGAAACTGGCGACGACCGGCCAAGACTAGAAACGATCACGCCCGAAGCGGCCCGATCACGAGCTACGGAGATATTGGGTTTCGCTAGAGACGTTATGGGCGTAGAGCTTTACCCTTGGCAAATACGTTGTTTACATGGCATCACCGCATTAGACGACGAAGATAATTTTTTACGCCGCGTATCGCTTTTGTCGGTTGCGCGACAGAACGGTAAAAGCCTTTTGGGCGCAGCTTGTATCGGGTGGTTTTTAACTATTGAAGCACCGCGCCGGGGAGGTAGTTGTGTCGCTATCTCTGTAGCCCACAAACTCGATTTAGCGGTTTCTATGTTTAAGTATTTAGCCCCAATTTTGCAGGAGAAATTTGGCGCTAAAGTTTCTTGGTCGTATGGCCGTAACGAGCTAGAGATACACGGGCACCGGTGGATCGTTAGAGCAGCTACGCCGCAAGCCGGTCACGGTTATAGCGCGTCGTTTCTTTATATTGACGAATGTTGGGATATTTCCGAGGACGCAATAGACACCGGGCTACTTCCTACGCAACGTGCAGTAACTAACCCTATTTGCCTTATGGTTTCTACAGCTGGTACACAAAATAGCCACGCGCTTTTACGCTGGCGCGGTCAGGGCTTACGGCAGATAGACGCCGGCGAAGTTGGCCCTATGTATTTCGCCGAATGGTCACCCCCGGCGACACTTGACCCGATGAGCCCCGAGGCATGGAAAATGGCCAACCCGTCTATCGGTCGTGGTGGTTTAACTATTGACGTTTTACACGCCGAAGCTAAAGCACCTAACCGGTCGGCCTTTTTACGATCGTCTGTAAATATTTGGGTTGCGTCTAGCACCGCATGGCTCGAGCCCGGACTATTTGCGTCTTGCGCTACCACCGACCCCATACCAAAAGGCGGCACATTATCCGTAGAAACATCGTTAGACGGAACTAGATACGTCGGGGTGCGCGCCGTACAAGACGGCAACCGATCATTAGTTACCGTCGCTTTTGACGTAGACAGCCTTGCGGCAGCGTGGGAACGCATAGCCGAACAAATGCGCGACCCGTCATTACAACTAACAATTACGCCACCGTTTGAGATTTCCTGCCCCCGGGAATATGACAGCCGCCGCGCCATAGTTGGCTACCGCGAGCTAGGCCGATGGACACAAGGCGTACGCGCTTTAATTGTCGAAGGTCGCGTACAACATTCAGGCGAAATATCTTTAGTAGAGCAAACCGAACGCGCCGTACTTGTACGCCACCAGCAAACCGTAGCTTTATCATCGGCGCGATCTAGTGGCCCTATTGAAATGGCCCGCGCTATGGTGTTCGCTGTTGCGATGGTTTCACGCCCCGCCAATAACGCTAAACCTATTGTCGCGTTCTCTAACGGTTAGCATTAGATCGGTTTTGGGGCGCGTCGGGCGCCCCAATTCCACCCCAACGGGTAAACGTTGTGGCATAATGCGCCTATGGCTTTATTTCGACGCGACCCCAAACCCGTTTACGGCATTGCCGAACCGGAAGTAAAAGCCGCTGTAGGTTACGGCTACACACAGCAAGGCAATCAGGGCGCTAGCCAAATTGGGCCACCGTATTACGCATACGCAGACGACGCAGCGCGCGCCCGTTGCATGTCGGTACCGACTATTTCCCGCGCCCGTGATCTCATTGCGTCGGTCATTGGTTGCCTACCGCTTGAAATGTATACGTTGCAATGGAACGGCGAAGAAATGGAAGAAATACCATTAGCGCCCCGCAGCTGGCTACAACGTTTAGACCCGGACAATACAAACAACTTTACGCTTAGTTGGCTTTTCGACGATCTCTTTTTTTTCGGGGTTGGGTACTTACATGTCAAAACTAGAACGGCCGACGGCTACCCCGCAAGTTTTCAGCGTTTGCCGGCGAACCTTGTAACCACTTTGGATCAGCAAGGCGCGGTAAGTTTCGGCCCGTCTAAACAGCTTATGTTCTTGGGCTTACCGCTTGACTATAAAGACGTTGTGCAATTTATTAGCCCTATTCAGGCTTTGACAACTGTTGCCCCGCGCGCTATTGACACGGCGCTAAAGCTTGAACAAGCCGCTAACCGTAACGCGGTAGCGGTGCAGCCTTCCGGTGTTCTTAAACAAACTGGCGGCCAGCCATTGAGCAGCGAAGAACTAGCGCAAATGGCGCAATCGTTTAACGTGGCCCGCATGTCTAACAGCGTGGCCGCAATCTCGGAACACTTGACGTACAGCGAAACCAGCGCAACACCGGACAAAATGCTATTAAGCGAAGCCCGCAACTTTCAAGCGCTCGAAATGTCACGCCTAGCCAATATCCCCGGTTTTTTATGTAACTTGTCTATCGGTGGTTACAACTACTCGAACAACCAAGACGCCCGCCAGCAACTTTGGTTATTTGCATGCAAGGCCTACAGCGAGTGCATTTCACAAACCCTGTCAGGCGACAACGTATTACCGCGCGGTACCTATGTACGCCTAAACCCGAAAGCCTATTTAGCAGCCGATTACATGGGCGACTACTCGAGCGAAATGCCCGAGGAAATGCCGACAATGACCGAAACAGTTAGAGTACCTTTGAGCTAATGATTAAATTAACCGCTACCGCAATCACCGTAGACGCAGCAGCCCCGGACGGCACCCGTTCCGGCCAACGCGTAATTATGGGCATCGCCGCCCCTTACGGCGTAACCGCTTCCGTAAGTTCGGGCGAAACCGTTTTATTTGAGCCGGGCAGTCTTTCCGCCCCTGATCGCATGCCACGCGTTTACATGTTCCACGACTCGAGTCAGCCTGTCGGCATCGTTACGCAGCTTGACAACTCAAGCCCTAACGAATTGCTATTTAGTGCCCGCATTTCGGCTACCCCGTTGGGCGATACCGCGCTCACTCTTAGCGCCGACGGTGTTTTAGACGTTTCCGTAGGTATCTCACCGCAGCAATGGACAACCGACGACGCCGGCGTTATGCGCATCACGGCAGCTGTAATCGACGAGATTTCTTTAGTGCCGCAACCGGCATTTAACGCCGCCAAAATAACCGAGGTTTATGCGTCGGCAAGTATCCACCACAATCCCGACGAAATAGACAATAATCAAGAAAACCCACTAGACGAGGAAACCCCCGAAATGGAAAAGACACCCGAAGTAGCAGCCGTAGAAGCAGCAACACCAACCGCGCCAATTTGGGCAGAAGCACCTAAGCGCTTCACAATGCCTAGCGCAGCGCAATACATGGCCGCCTATGCATCTAGCCCGTCAGAATTTGCACAGATTAACGCGCAGATTAAAGCAGCCGCGCCATTTATCGATACCAGCTCAACCCCCGGAATTTTGCCCGAAATCATTACGGGCAGCGTGTACGACGGACTTAACCCGGTGCGCCCTTTCGTTAGTGCAATCGGCACCCGCGCCATGCCAACCGCAGGCGCTACCTTCCGCCTTCCAAAAATTACGGTACGACCTGTAGTAACGCAGCAAGGCGGCGAAAATACAACGCTTGACCCTTCGACCGTAACCGTGTCAAATACCGACGTTTCTAAACTTACATTCGGTACATACGTCACAATGAGCGAGCAAGATCTCGACTGGACAGATCCCGCAAGCCTTAATATCGTTCTCGAGCAGCTTGCCATTGCATATGGACAAGCAACCGATAACTACGCCATTGACAACTGCCATAGCGCAATCGTGCAAACAGCAACAGTAACCGACACCGCCATTGGTGCAGATTGGGTAGCAGCCGTTTACGACGGTGCCCGCCAAATCTCGGAAACTTCTAACTACTTGCCTACCCATATGTTCGTAACACCTGCCAGCTGGCAGGCGCTTTCGAGCAGCGTAGACGACCAAAATCGTCCGGTATTTCCATACACGGGCGCGCCAAACCTTATGGGACAAAACGCAGCAGGCAACGCAGCAGCGAACACATGGAACGGCAACCCGCTAGGCCTTGTACTTGTTGTAGACAAGAACGCACCCGGCTCGTTTATGGGACATGCAGCAGGCGCAGCCGCCGGCTACCACTACTTCGAGCAGCCAAAGGGCGCGATTTCGATTGACGTACCATCATCTTTGAGCCGTACTATTGCCTTCCGAGGCTATGCAGCTGGCTCAATGCGCGACGCTACAAAATTCGTTAAATTCGTCTAGCCCGAAAGGCGGTTAGCCGCCAATGGCTATTTACACGGTCACATTTAAGACGCTAATTAATAATTACGCGTCTTTACAGTTACTTGAACAACACGACATAGACCCCGGCGATGCAGTCACCGTCGCCGGGGTAAATGCCACTTTTAACGGATCGCGTACCGTGTACGCAACACCCGAATACTTGTTTATCGGCGTCAGCAATGAAGGCGATTTAGAGTACGACTACAACCAACCCGTACCGTACCAAATCATTTACGCACTAATGGCCGACAACGTAGAACGCAGCGCGTCTACCGGCACCGTAACCAATGATCTCGTAGCTTGTACTTGGATAACCGCTACCGATATTGAAGATTGGTTAGGCATCGGAACAGCGACCGCCGGCGATGCCGCGTTTCTCACAACGTGCGCAGCTGCCGCAAACGAATTTTGTTTTACCCGCCGCAAAATTGCCGGCTATCAGGATCTACTAGGAACGGTACCCAACGGGGCCGTAAAACTTGGGACAGTACAATACGGCGGCGCGTTATACCGCCAGCGTGGCGGCCTTCAAGATTTCGCTACATTTGACGGCTACGGCGTTGGCAGCACCACAGGCCTTAACGGCACCATTAAACAACTATTGGGTATTGACCGCCCAACGCTTGCGTAATGCCCGTAGTCGCCTTTACAGACTTGTTTAACGAGTGTCTAGACGACCTAGCCGCCAAACTTGGAACAATCACCGGGCTACAAGTAGTAACCGACCCACGCAACCTTGTCCCGCCTTGCGTCTTTATCGACGCCCCAACATTTCAGGCCTACAACGGCAACATAGTTAAAATGAGCTTCCCGGTGCGGTGCATCACATTAGGCCCCGGCAACCTAGACGCCCAACGCTCGCTAATGAACTTAGCCGCCAAAGTATTAAACGCTTCCGTAGGTGTCACCGATGGACGCCCAACTATGGCTATTATCGGCGGGGTAGAGCTTCCCGCCTACGATCTCAATATAAACATTCAGGCACAGACAAGTTAGGCACACAATGTACGTTATTCTTTCCGAACGTCTAGGCACCGTAGGAGCAAAATTTGATCCAACCGACAAACGTTACGCCGGCGCAAATATTGAAGCTTTAGTAGCTGGCGGGTTTATTGGCAAAGGTTCCACCACTAAAGCCCCCAAATCTGCTAAAACAGAGACAGACACCGACACAGAAACCGAAACAAAGGACTAAACCCTATGGCTACTTCCACACTACTCAGCAACCCGCACGTTCTAATTGGGGCCGTCAATATGTCGGATCAATGCACAGCGGCTAACTTCTCTATCGACTACGCGCAGCTTACGGCTACAGCGTTTGGCGATGTCGATAACAAGTACGTTAAAGGTTTGGGCGACCATTCGCTAACCCTTTCGTTTTACGGATCGTTTGCAGCTTCCGAAACATGGGCAACCCTTAAAAGCCTTGTAGGAACTGTTGCTACTATCATTGTTTCACCCGAAGCGCCAGCAACACCCGGCACCTACAGCGCGACTAACCCCGGTCTAACACTTACCGGTACTTTTCTTGCGTCTTTGCCTGTGAACTTTGCACTAGGCGAGCTAAATACTATGGACGTCGTTTTTACTGGCGGCGTCTACTCTGTAGACGAGTCATAAACTAAACACCTAACAAAAGGGCCCGACATGAATATAACAATACGAGTAACCCGTAACGACGGCACCTACGACGTAGCCACAAACCTAATGGTAGTGGTGCTATGGGAACGCAAATATAAAATGCGCGCCAGCGATCTAGCAAACGGCGTAGCAATGGAACACCTAGCGTACATGGCGTACGAAGCGTCAAAAATGGCTAATATCGTTGTACCGGTTTCATTCGACCAATTTATTAAAGAGTGCGCCGCGCTGGAAGTTGTAGATAGTGAAAACCCAAACCCTACAGAGTCGGCAGCTACCGCCGACAACTAGCCGAGCTACTGGTAGCGGTTCACTTTTGGCCACCGTCGATAGATTTCGACGCAGCCGATTTAGCAACCGTAGTAGATGTTCTAAACACACAAGCTCGAGAACGAGAGCGCGCTAATGCCCGTCGCCGCTAGCGCCCAAGTGTTCGGTATTCAAGAAACGTTAGCCGCGTTAAACAAATTCGACCCCACCTTTAGACGTCAAATCACGACAGATATTCAATCAGGCGCGGGCCGTATGGTCGTAGACTCGGCGCGTTCCATGATCCCAAAGGACTACCCGTTATCGGGTATGGCTCGAGGCTCAATGATTAAAGGCCGTAACGAAACTATCTACAACATTAAAAGCGTTTTAGACGGCGTTAAAACCGTTGTAGGTAAACGCGCCAGCCGTGAACGTACCGTAACGTTTAACAAGCCCCTAATACTTGACGGCCGCCGCGTAAATAACGCCTACACACAAACCGTAGATTTTAACGCCCGCCCTTATGCGCTACTAGTAGCCCAACAGAAAAACGCCGCAGCCGCGCTATGGGATCACGCCGGTATTCGTGAAGGTTCCCAATTTGTTACAAACCTGATAACAGAAGGCGAAGGCCCTAACCCCCGCGCGTCTAGATCACTCACCCCCGGCGTTGTTGCCGTTATGCCAGCGGTACAAGGCGAACTATCCAAAATAATTGGTCGGGTATCTGTCAAAATGAACACGAACCTAAAGATTGAATACAAATAATGGCACTATCTATACCAATTCTGTCGAGCCTAGACACTAAAGGTTTCGACAAAGCAACCCGCGAATTTGCAAAACTAGATAGCAATTCTGCCAAAGCCGGCTACGCCCTTAAAAAAGCGTTCCTACCCGCCGCCGCCGCTTTAGGCGGTCTAGCCGTAGCCGCGTTTGGTGCTGCCAAAATGGCCAGCGACTTTAACGAAGAAGCAAGCAAAAGCGAAGTAATCTTCGGCGACGCGTCTACCGCCATTATGGAATTTTCCAAAACGGCCGCAACGTCGTTAGGTCAATCACAAACCGAAGCCCTAAAAGCCGCCGGAACATTTGGTGTACTTGGTACCGCAGCTGGCCTAACCGGCACGGATCTAGGCAACATGGCCGTAAAATTTACGACGCTTGCCACCGACCTAGCATCATTTAACAACACAAGCCCCGAAGATGCCGTACTAGCTTTAGGCGCTGGCCTACGAGGCGAAGCCGAACCGCTACGCCGTTTCGGTATTTTGCTAGACGACGCAAGCCTACGCGCAAAGGCATTAGAGCTAGGGCTAGTCAAAACAACCAAAGACGCATTAACGCCACAAAACAAAAGCCTTGCCGCGCAAGCGCTCATACTCGAGCAGACAAACTTACAGCAGGGCGACTTTGCCCGAACAGCAGACGGCGCAGCAAACAAACAACGCATTTTAACCGCACAAATTAAAGACGCTAAAACAAACATCGGTAAAGGGTTTTTACCAGTTATGGCCATTGCTGTAGGTTTGCTGTCTAAATTTGCCGAATTTGCCAGCGACAACGCCCCGCTAATCGTAACTATGGGCGTCGTTATCGGAGGCCTAGCCGCTGCCATTGTTTTAGTTAATGGCGTCATGGCGGGATTTAGCGCAATAGCGGCAATCACCACAGCGGCCAACATTGCACTAGCCACGTCATTTACAGCCGTACAAGTAGCAACCGTTATAGGTATTGCGACAGCCGTAGCCGGTGCCGCGACCCTAGCCATACTGGCCAAGAAAATTAGCGGCAGCGTAAAAGCGAACAAAGACAACACAAGCGCCACCAAAACAGCGGCAGAAGCTCAAGCCCAATACGAAAAAATGCTTAAAGGCTTAGGCAGCACAACCGACGACAACACAACTAAAACAGATAAAAACACAGAAGCAACTAAAAAAGCCGACGCGGCTAAAAAGAAACTAGCCGAAGCAGCTAAAAAACTAGCCGCCGAATTGGTTGTACTAAAAGACGCTTTACGCGATCAAATGGCTAAAGCACTCGAGACAGCTAACGGCGTACTCGACGAAGCTATAAAGAAATTCGACAGTTTTGCTAAATCGGTTTCCGACTCTGTTAAATCGTCTTTTAGTTTTGGCAACGCCCAACAGACAGCCGCCGAAAACGTTAAAGCCGTAGCCGACGCGTCCGAGGACGTGGCAAAAGCTCAAAAGGCTGTAGCAAAAGCCATAGCCGACAGCGACCCCGAAGGGCTTACAAAAGCCTACGAAGATCTAGCAACAGCCAATAAAAAACTAAACGACGCACAATCAACGCCTAAAACCTTTTTAGACAACTTAAAAGTACAGGCCAATAAAGTTAAAGACTTTGGCGTGCTTGTTAATCGCCTATTAGCTGCTGGCCTTTCAGAGTCGGCCCTACAGCAAGTACTAGCCGCAGGCGTAGACGGTGGCACCGCAATAGCCCAAGAACTATTAGGCAGCGCCGGCGCAATTCTTGAAGCAAATGCGCTAACAGCAGACGTACAAGCAATCGCCGACACCGTAGGCCTTAACAGCGCAAAACAATTTTACCAAGCTGGCGTAACCGCCGGCACAAACCTAGTAGCGGGTATTCAAGCGGTCGTAGACACCTACACAATTAGCCTTACTACTGCTAACACCGCCGGCGCTGTAGCGGGCCTTACAAGCGGTTTTACGGGCGCTAGCGGGGCTGTCATGGCTGGCGGCGCGGCACCGCTTGACTTGTCTAACTTTGACTTTTCAGGTATCGACTTTTCAGGTATCGACTTTGGAAATTTTGGCATTGGCGGCATTGCCACACTTGCCAGCGGCGGCATAGTCACCGGGCCGACTCTTGCCATGATCGGCGAAGGCAACGGCCCCGAAGCCGTAATACCACTATCCCAAATGGGCAACTATGGCGGCGGGGATATAAATATTACCGTTTCAGCCGGCGTCGTTTCATCACCCGACCAAATCGGGCAACAGCTCATAGAGCTAATACAAAGGGCCCAACGCCGCAGCGGTGCCGTGTTTGCGCCAGCATGACCGTACCAACTACTACCGTTAGCGTCGGATTTCCGACTACTACAGGGTTTGGCAACGCCCTACAAATTGACGGGGCAAACATAGCCGCCAACCAATTAGGCACAGGCAGGCTAGGCGGCACAACTTTTGCCGACCTTACCTACCTAGTTGAGTCTGTAACCGTCACGCGAGGCCGTAACCGCCAACTAGACCAATTCAACGCCGGTACCGCCACCGTTGTTTTTAACAACTCGAGCCGCATACTTGACCCGTTAAACCAAAGTAGTCCCTACTGGCAAGGCGTCCCGTACAACACAACAGGCGTACTGCCGCGCAACCCCATTGTAATTAGCAGCAACGGAATACCCATTTACACCGGGCTTATAACCGATTGGAATTTAAGCTACGACATGCAGCCAAACGGCGACCGCATGTACGCCCAATGTTCGGACGCTTTCACGGTGCTAGCTAATCAAGCCCTAAACGCCGTAACACCAGCGCGACAGCTATCTAGCGATCGTGTAAACACGGTTCTTAATTATCCGGAGATTAATTATCAAGGCGCACGATCTATCGGTATTGGCACAAGCTATTTAGGGGCCTACGCAATCGCCCAAGACACCGAAGTACTTAACTACCTACAGCAAGTAACCACAAGCGAACAAGGGTATTTATACATGTCCGCTAATGGTACTTTAACTTTTAAGGGCCGTAGCAGCGTCTTAAACCCGGTAGCGGGTGCCACGTTTAACACGACTGGCACCGGCGTACCAATGCAAAGTATCGAAAACCAATTCGGCGACGAGCTGCTATATAACTACATAATTACTCAAAGCCCCGCCGGCGCAGTACAAACCACAAGTAGCGCAACGTCGATAGCCGCCTATCAAACGCAGCAATACGCATTAACAAACTTGCTAAATGACACGGTGACAGAAGTAGCCGGCTTAGGTAACTATTTACTAGGAAAGTACCAAGATCCAATTTTACGATTTACGGGCATTTCCACCGAGCTAACCGCGTTAAGCGTCGCCAACCAAAACATATGCCTAAATCTTGACCTAACAAGCATTGCAACCGTAGTTATGGCCTACTCAACGGGCAGCCCTTCCACAGTTTCGCAAACCCTTATAGTTTCGGGTGTTTCTCACAACATCACCCCACAAAGCCACATAATCTCTTATAATTTTGAGAGTACCGACGGAAATCAGTATATGACACTCGATAACGCAATATTTGGAACGCTCGATAACAACCTTTTAAGTTTCTAAAGGAGACACAAAACATGGCAACACCTACAACACTTCCGGCGTCCTTTGTCAGCGGCGCTGTATTAACGGCCGACCAAATGAATAATTTGCGCGGCGCTTTTCGCGTTTTGCAAATTCAATATGCATCGACAACTACACAAACTGCCGTAAGTAGCACCACGTTTATAGCGTCTACTTTGACTGTCAATATTACGCCACAAGCTAACACGTCAAAATTTTTAATAGTGTCAAACCTTAACGGTTTTGTACCTAGCGCTAATGAGATTTTGGCCGCGCGAATTGTTAAAACCGTTGCCGCTGCCGACACGGTTTTATTTACCAATAATGCAATTATGTCATCGGGCGGTGCCTCTATGCGCGCAAATTGCACCCAAATTTACTACGACGCGCCAGCTACTACGGCAGCGCTAACTTACAAAGTTGAAATAGCTCGAGCATCGGGCAGCGGTGTTCTTTACGCCCAACTTGGTAGCGAGCCATCTTCAATAGTTGTATTAGAAATTAGTGCATAATGCGAAAAAGCCTAGTTTTATTGGTGTTTGTAGCATCATTAACAGCATGCAGCGATCGTGTACGCGTTAATTGCGAGCGCGTAAAAAACAAAGCACTAAGCGCAGTAACCGAAACAACAAACCAAATAGGCGGTGGCCGTTGTGGCTAAAAATAAATACACAAACGAAGAAATAAAAGCGCGATTAGTTTTTATGGTCGGCGTAGGTTTAACGTGTTCGTTTTTATTTAGCGTTATAGCAATTTTGTACGGCTTGCTTTTCGTGGTACAGCCTATGGAACAGGCCCCCAATGACTCGGCCGGCTGGTCGGTGCTTTCAAGTATGCTGCTCACTCTTTCGGGCGGCCTGATTGGCTTGCTAGCTGGTAACGGCCTTAAAGACAAACAACCACCGCCGACGCCATGACACGCCCGTACCCTTATTACCCTGCATACGACGGCGGCAAAGAAACACCGGGCATACGCAAGCTGTTAGATCTAATGGCTAAACGATGGGCCACAAAATCGCTAGGCACATATGTAGTCAGAAACGCTAAAAACAACTCAAATCCACCGACATTATCGACGCATGCTACGGGGGCGGCGCTAGACGCCCAATACAAAGACGAAACGCAAGCGCGCGCTATATGGGATTGGCTTTTAGGCAGTTCGATTATTGACGGTAAGACCGTTCAACATTCCGAACGCATGGGCATAGTCGAGCTTCATTGGTACGCCTACGGCGATTACGGCGCGGGCTACCGTTGTTCACGCGGCGAAGGCAAAGCCGGGGTAAAGATATTCACAGCCACCGACAACGCCGGCAGCTATCAAGGCTCGCCCCGTTGGTTTCATATTGAACTGTCTAAAGAAATGGCCGCCGACGCTGCTAAATTTGAGGCGGCTTGGCGTAGTTTGCCTAAGCCGTAAGGGTTTTAAGGCATTGCCCCCACATCGGTAACCCTATTCGCTAGGGTTTTTAACACCCGACGAAAGGCTAATACAATGCCCAAAATACTTTTACTTCCATTACTGCTATGTACGTTTGCGGTGCCAGCTCGAGCAGCCGCCGCACCGGTTAAAGATTGCCCACAGTTCCATACACAGTTAAAGGCACACGGGCTACCGCCTAAAATCTTTGGCCCAATCATGTACCGCGAGTCACGTTGCAACCCCGCTAGCCGTTCCGTAGTCCGACACAACGGCACCCGAGATTTAGGCGCGCTACAAATAAACAGCAGTTGGCGCACCGTCACCATGCAAACATGCCGCGTACCGCGTCTACAAGCATCTACAGCGCTGCTAAAGCTTGAGTGCAACCTAAAGGTAGCGGCCGTTTTATACAACGGCGGTAAGGGCTTAGGCAACTGGCGGGCAACATCGGGTAAATGACACACGCCCCATTCATAATCTGTTATGGTGCTTGCACATTTCCCGACGAAAGGTAACCCGACAAAATGAACAACCATAAACCCGGCTGGCAAATTGCTAGCCAATACAAACCGCTAACGGTTTTAGCCCGTGATTTACGAGGCCATGCACAAACCCACGCTTTCGACGATGGGCAACTAGTAGCCGACCTTTTAGCAGCTGCTAACAATCTCGACGTATTTGCTATGGATCTCGAGCGCCGCATAAACGAGGCCGGACTATGAGCGATCAACTTTCACTATTTGACCGCATCGTTATAGATGCGCCACCTTCCGAAGCAGCAATAGCCGAAGCAATGCGTACAGCCATTGAGCGCTACCGGGCCGAACGGTTACCATTAGACGCCAATCATACGGTGCCGGGTAAAAACCCCGTAAGCCAAGACGCCGCGCGGCGAGCTTTAGGCAAATCAGGCGCAGCCCGTGTACGGATCTACAACATAATTAAAGACACCCCGAACGGCCTTACAGCAGACGAAACCCGCCAGCTAATAAGCCTTCCGTTTAACAGCGTGTCGGCCCGCATATGCGACCTAGCCGCCGAAGGTTGGCTAACCGACTCGGGACGCCGACGCGAAACGTCTACGGGCGCTATGGCTACCGTATGGGTGGTCGCTAATGAGTAATTGGCAATTCTTTTGGGCCGTGTTCTTTGGTTGGACAATGCACAGCGCATGGGCAGCCATGCGACGTATGCAACGCGAAATAGAACGCGAAGAACTACGAAACAACCGCGACAAGTTTTACCGATGAGCGACAGCTACGACGGCGTACCCCGTAAAATTGAATGGGTAGGCGACTCACCCGGCATCGACAACCCATACAAAGAGCAGCTGCTAGTAATGACCGCCGATCGTGACGCATGGCGCGAATATGCCAGCGATCTAGGGTTTTACCGGTCATGGGCCGACACGCTTGCTCGAGCATTAAACGACGGCGACGCCGTTAAAGCCTACGAACTAGCACAGGACTACAAAGGCAAAAGGTATACGCGTGAGTTTTGACCTATCCGAATATGTAGACGTTAAACACCGCTTAAACCTTGCGCTACATAAACACCCCGATTTACGCATAGTCGAGGACGCCCCCGAGCTAATCACTATTGGCGAACGTGTATACATTCAATGCGCTGTAACCGTGTTTCGGTCGGCCGACGATTTACTACCGGGGCGCGCTTACTGTTGGGAAGTATGGCCCGGGCGTACGCCTTTTACTAAAGAGTCGGAACAGCAAAACGGGGCGACAAGTGCGCTCGGTCGCTGTCTCGGGTACATGGGTTTTGGCATTGACACCGGCATAGCGTCACAAAACGAAGTACGCACAGCTCAAGCCAATAACCACCCGGCAACTAATGACCGCGCGGCCGTCGGATCTAAAGCAACAGCAGCGCCGGCATCGCCACACTTCCCACATGCCAATAGTGACAAACCGCGCGGGCTAGCTACAGACGCCCAACTACGCCTATTAAACACAATGCTTACCGAGCGCGGCCTACCAGCGCCCCCCGCTGGTATCACGTTTACCGAAGCATCGGACGAAATAGGACGCCTAAAGAACATACCGAAGGCTAAGTAATGGCCCTAGTGGCGTGGTACCTACTGCTAATCTCAATCGGCATCGCATGTCTACAAGGCATACGCAAAGACTAAAAATCTATAGACGCATAGACCTACACCGTTTGCATGGTGACCGGGTAACACACGGTAAGCGTGGGTAGACAAGCGCGCCCCATTTCATAGCTAAACAGTACGACCGCATGGCGTGGGTGTAAGACGTTTGAGCAGAGTAACTATGGCGTCGTGAACCGCGACAATAAACAACGGTCGGGAGTGTGGCTAGGTGGCACCCACACGGGAAGGTATACCCGCACTAGGCTCACAGATAAAACAAACAACCCGATAGGCCCAAATGATTACCCGACAAACACAAGCACACTCGCCGGCAGAACCACAACTAACCGACACCAACCCGCAGCGAAGCAAGGGGCGGTAGCAATGCCACGCCAACACACAACACAAGACAAAGCCTATGCAGCAGCGCGTAGAGAACTATTAGCAGATAACCCCCTATGTAATTGGGGTTGCGGTCGAATGGCAACCGAAGCCGATCACGTTGTGCCTTATGTACTTGGTGGCTCAAATGACATAACAAACCTTGTACCTAGTTGCAAGCCGTGTAATGCGTCGCGCGGCGCAACTCTCGGTAACCAGCTACGCAAAGGCCGTCACGAAGCAATAGCAGCAGCCCAAGAACAACCACCCAAAGTGGTTAAGCGCAAGCGCACAAACGACGAAAGTTATGTAACAAAAAAAGAAACGCCCGCAAACCCTTACGAGGACACAAGTTTTTTTATGCGCGAAAACCTTCCTGCC